GCGGGGCAGACGCTTTTCGGGTGGTTTGACGGACCACGCTTTAGCCCGTGAGGGCGGGCTTGATAAGTCGTCCCCCCTAGTTGTGGCCTGATAGGGGGTTTGTTGATTGGCCGGGCTGGCCTAGGGCCCCCCGGGGGGGGAGGAACCCCCCATGATTAATATTGCTTCCTCTTCCAAGGTCTTTATCCTCCTTACACGGACACACCGTGGAGGGCGAGAGGGGCTTCTCTTCTTCCTCGTCCAGTTCGGAGGAATCCTGCAACCCTCCGGGCGTTTCGATCCATTGGGGGCTACGGCTTGGGCTTGGCGACCCAGTACCCGGTGACGGAGGACGAGAGCACTGAGCCGGTTTAGTGCCCGGAAACCCCCAACTATGAATCTACTAGCCGGCTTGCCGGAAGACCCCGCAATGGGCATGATTCCCGGTTGGGCCCCAGGGGTGGGGCCGCATGATGTGCTAGGGGCCGTGTCCACAACGGTTGGGCACGTCCTCAATGGGGCGTGGCAGGTTCATAACGCCGTGTCAGGCGCAATGACTGTCACAATGCTGTTGGATATTGCGGCGGCGTATGCACTGGATTCGGAGGAGGCGCGATTGACGGTAGAGAATCGAGATTTTGTGGCTGCTCACCGTCAAGGGATGATTCAACGGCTGCGGTTGGCCTTTATGCACCCAAGGCAACGGAATTTTGTTGTGGAGGATGTTGTGGAGGCTTTTCGCTATGGATCTTTGGCAGTGAGCGTGAAGGCTTACGCAGGAGCGGTCCCCCCTCCGCCTGTTGGGCGGAGTGTGAGGGACCCTGTGTGGTGGTATGGGGGCTCGACCTATGTTACGGGAGCCCAGGCCACGAAGAGATACCAGGCCAAATACTGGGAGAAGGGTATTGTGGCCTGGTCTATCAAGAAGGGTGCCGAGAAGGCAGTGGTTTTCCGGACGGGCGACCTTGTCTACTCGCGAGAGCGGACGAAGCAGGTCGACGGGTGGTGGGACGATGGCACATTGGATGTGCGGCGGGCCACTGCGTTGTTTGGAGAGGACGTCGCCTTCCCGTTGGTGGGACATCAGTCTTACAACGGGTATACCTGGGCAATCGTTGGTATTCCGCAGAGGATGGAGGTTTCTTGTCGGTTGCTCACCACCTTTTGGGTTGGTGATCGTTTCCGCTGGTCTCGGAGGCTTGGGCGCAGGCTGGATGAGGTGGTGGTGATGGAGGATGAATCGTTGACGCAGGTGTTGCGGCGGGTTCAGGGACCGACTGCGGAAGAGACGCAGAAGTTGCGGTGGAATGCGGTGATGGCTTCAGCTGAAGTGGCTGCCCAAGCTGCGGTGGCAGCTGCAAGAAACGCGGGCATGACGCCTAATGCCGCGCAGTTCACCCCGGAGCAGATGGTGGCGTTCCGGGACGAGATGGAGATGGCCTACCGGCTGGCGCAGAGGCGCAGCCAGATGGCCTGGCAAAACCCCTAGAGCCGCCCACTGAAGGGATGCCAAGCATGCCACAGAGACCAGCCGATTGGGAGGTTTCGGTGGCGGCACCGGGTATGTTTGGCATGCCGGAAGGGGCTGAAGGAGCAGGGGTACGTGACGGGCTCCGGGATGCAAGTGCATCACGGGATGCAGGCCGGAAGTGCAGCCTGCGGCCCAGTGCTAGAGAAGGCGGTTGATCTGCCTCCAGTCCCGGCTAAATGGGAACAAGTCCCCCTTCTCAACACCTTGCGTACCAAGGTGGAGCGGAAGGTTCGTGGTCGCTGGGTCGAAGTGGAGGCTCGGGATTTGGCTCGCATGCGGTTTTCGGAGACACCATCGCGCGAGCTAGTCCTGGCCGGTCTGGCGGTTAGTGGGGCCAAACCGGTGATCAGTGCTTCATCGGAGTACAACCACTTCAAGGCGCTGTGTGCGCGGGTCTTCAGGCCACCACGACACCGGCCGCAACCGGGTGCGTGGGATCTGGCTTGGCAATTTTCCGAGGTGTTGTTGCCCAAGTTGGATACGGAGCCCATGACAGAAGACGAGTGGCTCGAATCGGTCGAGGCTCGACGACGTAAGATTTTGCGAAGGGCCTGGGAGGCCTATCGGAGGAGTGGCTGGCAAGAGAAGTTCCGACGCTTCAAAGCGTTTGTGAAGAAAGAGAAGATGCCAGGGTTTGCCAAAAAGGGTGGTGAACTTGTTCCCGCAGAGGAGATGATTGACAGGCTGATTCAAGGACCTGAAGATACTACTCATGTCATTGCGGGACCCGTCCTCAAACCGTTGATCGGGGCTTTAAAACGGGCCTGGGGTTTGGAGAGCCCCATCTTCTACGCTTCGCGGGGGCCGGCCGTTCTACAACAGTGGTTGGATGATCGGCTGGCTGAGGGGGAGTTTAGCTGCTTTGCCAGCGATTACACGATGTTTGACAACTCCCACTCTGCTCAGTCTTGGGGCTTTATGGAACGCATCTACCGGCGAGGTGGGTGCTATGTGCGGCCCGACTTTGCAAAAGTGATGGAAGCGTGGCGGAGACCTGGGGGGTGCCTGGCCGGTAAGGGCTGGGCGCTTCGCTACCAGGCTGCCGTCATGAATGCCTCGGGAAGAGATGATACATCTCTCGCGAACGCCATTTTGAATGGGTTTGCGGCATACCTCAGCGCTTCTGCAGCGTGGCACAGGGTGCCCATTCGGCAGCTGACACAGGAGATGGTGCGGGGCACCCCTGTCAAGCTTGCTGTTTGTGGGGATGATTCCCTCGGATTTATGCCACAGTTGGGGGCCCAGGAGATGGCGGCCTTCAAGGTGGCGTTTTCCGCGAACCTCGCGTTCTTTGGTCTCGATGCGGGACCGGAGAAGGTGGTCATGGCGACAGAGCCCAAGGACATTGTGTTCCTCGGCATGCGTCCCTACCCGGTGGGGGGCAAGCTGTTGTGGGGCCGGACTATAGGTCGCGCGCTCTACAAGTTGGGCTGGAGCATGGTCACCGATGCGGACTGGGCGGCAACCCAGGCCGGGGTTCTGGAGGCGGTTCAAACCTGCGAAGCGCATGTTCCGATTCTTTCAGACATTGCCTATGCTTTCCTGTTGGCGCACGGGAAGGGCAAGAGGCTGGAACAGAAGAAAGATGATCATAGACCATGGCGTGATTTGACTCAGAAGGCGCCAAGTTATGACCAGAGTACTTTGCAGTACGTGGCCATGGTCTACCACACCACAGTGGAAGCCCTTAGAGCGGAGATAGAGGCTCTTCGGGAGCTGAGGAACTTTCCCTGCACGCGGAGTTCGGCCCTCCTGCGTAGCATCATCTATCAGGACGAATTGTAGCCGTGCCACGATGACGGCGTCCGGTGCCGGCCGTCGTCGTGAAGAGTCTTGCGGACAGTGCATTCACCAGAGCAGCGCAATGCAACAACGTACTATTAACCTTCCTGTGTCGCACCCCGCTCGGGCGCTCCAGGGCTTGGCAAGACAGATTGCCTTGCCACATGAGTATGCTCCGGAGAGGTTCCCGTCGTTCCCAGCCCTGGAACGCACAGCGACTATGGCTTTCGACACCACCCAATCGATGGTGGTGCCTTCCAGCACTGTCACCAAGGTGATGCTGGCAAGGCAAGCGGCTTGGCCGTTGTGGGCTGAGCAGTCAGATGCTAACATGGCATATGCAGTTTCGTACCAGTCGGATCAGTCCAATCCTTCTTCAACTGCTCAGCTCAACTCCATTTTCCCTTTTCACGGGGGGGTCGCGGACTGGACATTAGGCAACCAGTCTGCGACCCTGGGCAACATCGGGGTCACGGGTGCGGGGGGCGTTTTCCCCCTATCGTACCCAATCATGGCAATCGACCAGGGGACAGGGTCGATGCCGTGGACCTACATCCCCACGAATTGGTATCTCCATTTCGTGCTGTCGAACGGGATTGGTACCGTCAACCCCAGCGCACCGTTCAACGCTACGTTGACCGCCGAACTCTGGACATCCCCAGGCGAGACAACCACGGTCTCGTACACGGCGGCTGTCTGGGGCACCGGGGTCGCTGCCAGTATGATTCCCAATCTGACAGGTGGCGGTGTGTGGGTTCGCCCGATTTCTGTGATTTTTGAGCTATCCGGGGGGGCCAACTACATTGACGTGTACAATTTCCTGAGGTGCACTGTGGTGGCCTCGACCGGACAAGCAGCGAGTCTCACGTCTGGAGGAGGCACTCTTGGGGTTATAAACCTCAACGCTGGTACTGCCAAAGGACTTCGACCATTGGTCCAGCCAAATGAGTTCGTGAACTCGCAATTACCGTGGTTCTCAACGCGTACCACTGCTTCCGCAGCTCTTTTCACCAACGTCAGTCAGGTGTTGAGCAAGGGGGGGACCGTGCTCGCAGGAAGAGTGTCACCTCAGGTGGCAAATCCCTTCACCGTCTCGTTGGCTTATGTCAACGGGTTACATCCTGCTGAGAAGTCTTATCTTCCCCTGGAGACGGGCTACTATACGTATTGCCCGCCTTCTAGCGACTTGGCCAATTTTTGGGACTACACTTTGCCGACAGGTATTAACAACACTTCGAAGCAGTCACCAATTTATCGGCTAGACAATGACTCCATGGTCAATGTCGCTTTCTTCACCGCTCCTGGGAGCGACTGTACGCTGGCGGTCACTGCGGATTGGCACGTGGAGTTCCGCACCAGCTCTTCTTTGTTTATGATCGGGATGTCAGCCATGACATTAGAGAGTTTGCACCAAGCACAACTAGCGCTGGCAAACGTTGGATTCTTCTTTGAGAATCCCGATCACAAGAGGATTCTGGAGAAGGTCACAGCGGCAGTGAAGCGGTATGGTCCGCACATTGCCGAGGCCATCCATCCGATGTTGGGCAAGGCCGCCCGAATGGGTGTTTTGATGATGTCGAGAGCAAACAAGCCGGTGCCTCACCCATCCACGGGGTTGGCGATCGCCGGGAACACTGACAAGAAGAAACAGGGTAAACCAAAGTATAGCGGTCCGCCGCGCCCTGGAAACAAACGCCCGAACCGGGGCCGACGCAGGTTCTGATTTCATTAAGCGCAGTGGGAAGCTGATGCGGTGGAGTGCTCCCCACCGAAATGACACTCAGAAAGTCCGCAAGAACTGCGGCCCCCTTTGTGGGGCCGCCATGGTTACCAGACGACCTTGCTCGTGTTGGGGGCATGGATGGTCAACGACTAGTGGTAGGTAGGATGATTCGCTCTTCTCCTACAACGCTTTGATGTCGCTGATTAATTCCTCCCTAACCAATGCTGAAGGTCGTAATGCAGTAGAACCCTACAGCAACCTTCTGGGAGGGGCCACCGCGGAACAGGTGGCGCCGGAG